TGCTCATACTCTTCCATGAGGTATTCGAAATCCTCGATATAATCCCAGCGAATAACACTGTTCTTCCAGAGAAGAGATGCTTTCATCCAGGTTTGTAGGATTTCCCAACCTTTATTCTTTTTAAAGATACAGTAATTTACCATATTGCTTGCATCTTTGGCGGCTTTAAATGCGCCAGGGCTGTCATCATAAGGCACAAATCGTGCTAACTTTTGATTATTTAAAAACAAATCTGATAAGACAGCTGTATAAGCTTCAATGACTTCTGTAGTTCCTGTATCAACAATAGTACTAACACCTTGCGGCGTTAAATGTTCCATAGGAACACCTGCGTACTCATAAGTTGCTTTCAAGCGTTCTCGTGTAAGATCGCTACTATTAAGCCAGTCACCAGTAGAGTTCATAATACCTTGTGCAATAAGGTTTGTCAACTCTTCATCTGTGACTGATTCTCCATACGTACCTGCCATTACCGTCTACCGCCATTAGGACTCATAATTGGCTTTGCAGATTCCATAGTCTGTTGATTAAACTGACCTGGCTGCGAAAGCGGTGTTTTACGTTCTACTGGTTTTTTCGGTGGTGATACAGGTTTTACCTGTTGATATCTTCCTACTTGTGTCATTTTCCGCTCCTGGGATTACCACTTGACTTTATTAGCCCAATAAGCTGCACTCATTGGACCTTTCTTAATATTAGCTGCATGACGAGCTTTCCAAGCTAGTCTGCGCTTTCTATAGCTTTCTGACTCTCCTGGCTTTTTAGGACTGCCAGTTGCGCCTTTACTACCAAATCTAATAAGTTTTGGACGCCCTGTAGTTGGGTTTCTAACTGCAACAGCGTGAGATTTAGTGGGGTGATTAGGAGTACGCTTTGGTTTATTAAGACCACTAAAGGTTTCTCCTCCAACTTTAATACTCATTTTTTCTTCCCCCAGCTAGCTATTTGTTCTAGTGTCCTACCACATCCAATACAGTACTTACCCATAGCATCTAGCCTACAAACTTTTACACAAGGACTTTTCATGTTTCTGCTCCATTAACGGGTTGGCAAGTATAGTTTACACTTTTCCAATTACCGTCTTGTGGAAGATCTTCGTGTAACTGTTTAAATTCTATGCACTGTTGTTTTACTTCAAACCATTGAATATCTTGTTTCATACAAGCTGTATTTGTACAAGCAATTAAAATTAAAGACCATATCATTGCTTGTCTCCTTTGTGTTCATGTCCCATCCAAATACCGAATACGCCTGTCATAACGCCCATAACTACACTGACAAAAGCTGATTGTGCGCCTGTTGGGTCTGGCAATTCCATAAACCATTCTGCACAACGCCAAGACATTATAGTGCTAGCCAACATCATAAAGCGTGGAAGAATTTTCCACTTGAGAAAAGTCTCTACGCTCATGCCCTTGCTCGTTTTATTTTCTTTTTAGCTGCTTTTGTATTAGCTACAAACTGTTTGCCTTTAGCTGTGCCTTCTCGTTTTTTCTTAGTAGTGGCAGCGTGTTCAGCTGCTGTAAGAGACTTGACAGCTTTTGCTGGCATGTAGCGTTCACCTCTAGCCAGTGGACCTTGAATAGAAGGCCTACCACTTTTAGTACGCCACTTTTGATTTGTCCATTTTTTAAGACTTTTTTGTGCTGCTGTAAGACTCATGACGTATACCCACCGCCAGCCTCTTTATAAAGCTTAGCTACTCTTTGCATTTTTCTAGCACTGTTTTGTCCAGGTCTACCTCCTTTATTACTTGCAAGAACTTTTTCATAAATTCTTTTACGTAATGCAGGGTTAGTGTAGTTACCTGAACTATTTACTGTGCTTTTCTTTTTCTTTGCAAGCGGACCTGGTCTCATGTTGTCCTCCGTAGTATACAACTGGATTTTTGTAGTTATCTCGTTTCCAAGATGGGCTTTTCCTACCCCTAGCAGCCCTGACTAGGTGAGGACAACGGTAGATTCTCATTGCAAGGTAAGCTTATCTAGCTCCGCTTGTAATTCTTCATCACTAAGATCGGCTGCATCAATATTAGTTTGAGTGACGTCTTGACGACTTAACTTAGGTGCTTGGTATTCTGCTAGGATAGAAGCTACTTTTATAATTTGATCTGTGTCGTTTTCTTCCATAGCTTGAACCAAAACATAGTTAAGTGCCACTATAGCGTCTGGCGCTTCGTCACCCAATTCTTTCATGGCTACGATAGTTTGTTTAGCCAGTTCTCGTTTTTCTTTATTCTTTTTTCTTACTTCTAAACCACGCTTACGCCATTCTTCAGCCATATCAGAGTCTTTTATAGACACAAGATTCTTTAGGCCTGGATGATTTGGATCGCCCCTAATGGCTTTTGGTGGTTCTTTATCTACAGCCATACTGTTTTCTCCTGTTCAAACTGACCTAGTTTATCTCTCCAAGATACGTTTGTATCGGTGAGTCTATGATGATGTGTTCTGTAGGCTTCAAATGCAATTGCAAGAGCCATAACAGTATCATCAAAGTTTCCTGCAAGGGCATTGGTACTACCGTTTTCTGCTGAAACGTAAGTCTTTAGTTCTTCTACCATTACATTGCTTGGAATCCAAATATCGTCTTCTTCAATGGCTCGCTTCAGGTTACCTATTATCATAGGTTTAGTTGATACGGTAGTTCTAAACCCTGGCTTACCACCTTCATCGTTAAGAAGGTTAGCTGCTTTAGTTTGATAGTATAGGTTAATATAGTTCATCTGTTTAAGACGATTTAATGTTGCGATACCAAGACTGTTGGATTCAACAGCGAGTAATGCGTTGTTAAAGTATCTTCCCAAATAGAATAGGATATCACCAAAATTACTAGGATCCGTGAAGTTATCTCTAAATAATGCACAAACTTGTCTCTCTTTATTTAATACTACCGCCGTACTATAATCTTGTCCTACACCTAGGGCTACGTCTGCACCAATAATAAATCTGTCATCAAAGTTAGGGCTACGCCAGAGTTCCAAGTGTCCTTCTCTAGAGTCTTCAAAGTAGTTACTGTTTTCATCAAAGTGTCTAATGTACTCAGGAGCCTGTACAACGATACTGTTTACTTTTTCCTGGTCAAATACACTATTACCTGTTACTAAAAAAGCTTCTTCTGGAGTTGAGGGGTATTCTTGTTTAAACTTTCGCTCCCCCGACTCAGCTATTTTAAGCCTTCTCCAGTACAACTGATCGTTGTCTAGCTCAAACTTTTCCAAAAGTTCCCATTCTTCTTCTGATAACTCCATGTCTTCAGGAGCCTTTCTACGGTATTCCTTAGTTATAAACCAAGGTAGAAAAATAGGTATGTATTCGTTTTCGCCTCTCATAGCACCTTGAAAGAGCCTGTAAAACTCTCCACTGGCACCGTTAGCGGTACTCTCCAGGATTACTTCAGTCCCTTGTTCTTGACTTATTCCTTGAAACAATCCCGCAAGTATTTGTTCATCGAACTGCCAAAATGCGACCTCTGACAGGTGAGCAATAGTTGGAGTTGTTCCTCGTCCAGCTTCTTTAGCGCCAGCTGTATAAAGTCTATAGCCACTTTTGTTTTCCTCGAATAGAATCTCTTTAGCGTTTGATTTTTGTAGCTTGGGAGGATTCTTCATGTTGTCAATAATATTTCTAGACATATTAAACAAAGCATCACTAGTTGCTGAGTCATGTGCCATAACGACAGAACGAGTATAAGGAGTAAAGAAAGTCTTCCAAAATACCCTAGCAGCGCAGTAAGTACTGATGCCTTGCTGACGAGCCTTGAGTACGATAGCTCTGACTCTGCCAGTTTGCTCTAGCTGTTCTTCTAAGCGAGCATTAATAGTCGATTGTGCTTCGTTGAACTCAAATGGGACAAACCCTTGAGAAGCGTTCTTGGTAATAATTCTAATTTCTTCTTTTGAAAAAAATTCGAAATCATTTTTGTAAGCCCCCAGCTTCTCTCTTTTTTTGGCCTCCCTAACGAGTTCTAGTTTTCTTTTGTTATCCATTTGGAAGTCCTCAATATTTTCCTATAAGGGTGTGTTTAGGTCCAGAATGGTCCTTTTCTTTGTGTGTTAAAAAGATGTGGAGGAATGTCGGGTACCCTTGTCTGTTTGTGTACCCCCCTAATCCGTGGTAGGCGGTTCCTGCCTTTTTGTTTTGGAGGCTGCTATGTCTTTTCTTTCTCTTGCTTACCGCCCTCTTCTTTGGGCTTGTGTTTTCTCTGGTCGTGTTGGTTCTCGTCCTGACGGGGGCCACTGGGACTTTGCTTTTGACCTTGTTGGTGACTTGTGGGAGTCTTTGCCTTGCCTTCACTTTCCTTACGGTCCTGTGACTGTTTGTGGTTTGTCGTTGCGGCAACGGCTTATGTTGTGGTCTGACTTGGTTGATCACTTGTTACCGTGGCCTGGTGGTCCTGATCATTCGTGGTCTGAGCTTCGGTCTGGTTACTGCTACGCGTTTGAAGCTTTAGCTGTTGTGCTGTTTCGCGGCTGGCGTTAAGTTTCCTCCCACTGGCGTCCGTGTGTTCTCCCTTCACACGGGCGTCCTTTTTTTTTTGCAACTAATAAAGGAGAATGAGTTGCCAAAACCTATGTCAAAGGCTCACAAGACCGTGTCTTACGACTTCATAGAACGCAAGGGTTCAGGTGTGTCTAAGAAGTATATCAAACGCGTTGCTAACAAAGGCGACCGCAAAGCCGCTAAATTGGCTTTGAAACAAGCATAAAGGAAGCCCTTCGGGGCTTTCTTTTTTTTTTTGTAAACCACAACAAAGGAGTTTATCATGTGGTATGGACTATCAACTCAGGCTATGAAAGACTTTGGAGACAAGGTCGCTAACGAAACTCGTGTTATCGATAACGAAGAAAGGGTAGCTAATCATGTTATGTTAGCTGCAATAGAAAGAGCTAGAGTAAATGCAATTCAGTATAATCTTAAGGGACTTGAAGTAGTTCCTGGATTTGGTATCAAGCGTAACTATCGGAGGGACTTCTAATGGAAATCTTACTCTTCATTATAGTGCATTATATCTTGTTAGTGTAAGGAGAAACAAATGAACGATCTTTTTATCGGAGTAATGATATTTGTATTACTATTCTTACTAGTGTTTACGTTTATTTGTGCTGTGCAAGAGAGTTGGAACAGTATGTTTAATCAAGATGTTCCATCGGAACGTTATCACTTGCGTAAAAGAAGAAAGACAATAAACAAACCAAACCAGAAAGGCTAAATAAATGCAAATCGACGAAGAAACACAACAATTAATTGCCAATGTAATGCTTCATGCAAGCATACTCGCCTACTCAATCGCTGAAGAAATTGAAGAAGATCACCCTGAACGTGCTGAACAATTGTTTATATTAAACGACACAACTGGTAAATTGTTCAACTTCTTTAATCCACCAACAGGAACTGAACTTGAAGTCGAATTAGGAGATGAAAATGAAACTAACCATTGATCCAGTTCTAAATGAAAATCTAAGACGTGTTTTAGGTTTAAAGAAAGATTCTGGCTACTTTGAACTCGAAGATAGGAAATTCGAAAGCTTCATTGGTAAGGGATTTACTAAAGACATGAATGCTAAAGGATCGTTTAAAGATAAACGTAAATACATCTTTAAACATAATGTAACCGATGAAGTGTTTGTTGGTACAATGAAAACAATTGCTACCATCAGCTTAAAGAATGGCTGGCATCAAGGCTCATGGTGTGGTACTCAACTTGTTAAACGGTTAGGCTCACAACGATCATTACTTACTTACCTTGGAGAAGCTAAATGTGAGTAGCACTTAAGATAGTTCCAATTCGGGACTATCTTTCGAGACACTCATGTCTCTAACCTGCTATGTACAAGGAGATAAATCATGGCAAACTCTACAACAATCATCCGTGACCTCGAATTCTACTGGGCAAAGCTGGACAAGCCAGTGAGTCCATTTGGAACCGAGCAGTACGATCTTCAAGTACGTTTCCCTAAGAAGCGTGTCAAAGAGATGTCTGCCTATGGCAAGGTCAAGGAACAACCAGATGGTCAGTTCTCTATTAACATTACTCGCAAGGCGAAGAATGCCAAAGGAGAAGACACACCTGTTCGGGTTGTAGATTCGGTTAAGCGTCCTCTTGAAGGTCTTATCGGTAATGGATCTAAGGGTCACATTATCGTATATCAGTATGACTGGAATGTTTCTGGTCGTTCTGGTACTAAGACTATTCTTGTAGCGGTACAAGTCACTGACTATATCGAGTACAAGGACGAAGGTGCTGTTGACTTTGATGTCATCGGTACTAGTCAAGAGGCAATAGAAGCTCAATCTGACTTCTAATTAGCCAACAGGGTAGCACTTTCGGGTGCTATCCGATTGGACAATTAGGTCCACTCTAGAGCATAGGAGGTATATATGCACATAGAGAACATGAGCAATCGACAGC